AAGGTGTAATCAAAAGTAGCACCACCAAAGTTACCATCAACACCTTGAATACCCTGAACACCTTGAGTTCCCTGAGTTCCCTGTGTACCAATGGTTCCTTGGGTTCCTTGTGTGCCTTGAATGCCCTGGGTTCCTTGTGTGCCTTGAATGCCCTGGGTTCCTTGTGTTCCAGTGATGCCTTGGATGCCTTGAGTACCAGTGGTTCCCTGGGCACCAACACCCATAATAAATTCAATCAGGTCAACAACATCACCAGCAGTTGCTCCAACATCAAGAACAACTGAAGTTCCATTGGTTGCTGTGTATTGATCTGCTGAAAGTCTGATACCGTTTAGATAGACTTCAATGTAACCAACTTCATAATCAAAAGCAAAGGTTGTCTGTCCTTCTGTTGCTGTGTAGAATGCTGTGTCTTTTGCTGGAGTTCCTTCGCCAGCAAGACCCTGAACACCCTGAACACCTTGGATACCCTGTGCCGCAATGTCGGAAGCGTCTGTACCTTGAATGCCTTGAATGCCCTGAGTTCCTGTAGTTCCCTGGGTTCCTACAGTTCCCTGAGTACCATCAGTACCCTGAGTTCCTTGAATTCCTTGTGTACCCTGTATGCCTTGGATTCCCTGAATGCCTTGTGTACCAATGGTTCCTTGAGTACCAATAGTTCCTTGAGTGCCTTGAGTTCCCTGGGTTCCAGTTGTACCTTGTGTTCCCTGAGTTCCCTGAGTACCAGTTGTACCCTGAGGTCCAGCAGACTCAAAGTAAGTGATGTCAACAACATCTCCTGCTTGAGCACCAGAAGCAAGAACAACTGCTGTTCCACTGGTTGCAGTGTAGTCTGCAGGAGACAGACGAACACCATTGAGGTAAACGTCTAAGTCTGATCCATCTGCATAAGTTGCTGCAAATGATGTTTGCCCTGCTGTTGCAGTGTAATTACTTTCATCCCTTGTAAAACTTGTTCCCTGAACACCTTGAATGCCCTGAGCACCAGTTGTGCCTTGTGTTCCTTGAACAGAAGGTTTCCACTCAACTCCACTTCCAGTTGAGGTGAGGACAGAGGCAGCAGCGCCTACTCCATTATTGTTGTCATAGATGGCACCACGGAATCTCGCTGCACCATCAACATCTAATTGTTGTGTTGGGGAATCTGTACCCAGACCGAGATTCCCTTGAGTAAAGAAAGCGTTATAACTATCCGTTCCTGCCCCAACTCTGATGGGGTTTACTGCAATAACTGTTACACCCGCACCTACATCTTTGGAAGCGTAGAGATGTCCATCATAGGTGTTAAGGGCAACTTCGCCCAATGGCAGTTGTGCTGGTGTTGGAATCTTTCCAGCAACAGCCGACCTCTTTAGCTTAATCTTAGGATCTGCCATTTTTTAGATGTCTATGAAGTCATTTCATCTGTATATACAGATGTTTTTAATATTTAGGTAAAGTTACCTCCGCTCACTTCTGATTTAGAAGTTCTTTTTGGTTTTTCTTCCTTTGCCTCCAACTCCTCAATTCTCTTATTGAGAAGTTCAATTTGTTGTCTGTATTTCAGTTCTCTTGCTTCTAAAGCAATGACTTGGTTGAGGAATTCAGATGTCTTTCCCTGGTACACAAACATCAAATTCTTATAATCTTGTTCTTCCATAAAAAAAGAGGGGTCAATGACCCCTCTATTTAGTGTCTAAGTCAGACTCAGAATGTACCGCCGTCGATTGTTGCGTTGGTGATTACAATGTCACTTCCGCTACATCCGATGACTTCTCTTGTAGCAGCACAACCGCTAACGTACAATGAAGCAACTTCCAGAGTACCACCAGTGTTGTTGGTCAGGACACCCGAAGACTCACTTACGTCTGCCGAAACAACAATTCTCGATGTGCTGTCATCCCAGTAAACAGCAGCCTTCTTAGCGGAGTCTGTGTAATAGTTAAACAGAACACCGATGTCTTTGTTCAGGTCCGAAGAAGGAGCAGAACCATCAACAAATCCCAGGTCGAGGAGTTGGTCCTCAATGGTTGTTGTGGTTGTGTTGACTTGAGTTGTAGAACCGTTAACGTAAAGGTTACCAGCAACAGTCAGGTTCTGTGAGAGAGCAACAGCACCAGTTGAATCGGTGATGGTGATCGCAGCAGTTCCATCATTTGCCTTAACAGCAGATGCTTGAACTGTTGGAGTTGTCAGTGAAGTTGTAACTGTAACAGCAGCAGGAAGACCAACTGTCAGAGTTTGACCAGAAGCAGATGTCTCAATCTCATTCGCTGTACCAGCAATGGTCAGAGATTGTGAATCCAGGTCAACAGCACCAGTTCCAGAATCACCAGCAAAGTCAAGGTCTTGTGCTGTTACTTGTGAATCAACGTAAGCCTTGATGGACTGTTGAGTTGCCAGAGCATCTGCTCTATCAGAGGTCAGGTCATCCTCATCAAGAATGGCAGTAACTGCAACACCTGCAAGAGTGAATGTGGTAGCAGTCAGACCACCACCAACAACAACGTTGTCAGGAAGACCAACAGTTACAGTTCCATTTGATCTTGAAACTTCAACTTCACTTGTAGTTCCATTGACTGTAAGAACAGCACCATTAGTGCTATCTGCCAGAGTTACAGCACCTGAGGTAACTGAGAAGTCACCCGAGTCGAATGAAGCAATACCTTTGTTGGAGTCAGAAGCGTCTTCACCAGCAACCGTGATGGTTGTTCCAGAGTGAGTGACATCAACACCCTCACCACCGTTAATGGTGAAACCGTGGGAGGAAGGTGTCAGAGCACCACTATCGGTGGTTACTGACTTAACAACAGCGTCGTTCAGTGAAACAGCACCACTGGAAACACCGAAGTCGTTACTGTCGAACGAAGCAACACCCTTATTTGAAGTCGAAGCGTCTTCAGCAGCAATGGTGATGGTGTTATCGGACACTGTGGTGTCAACACCTTCTCCACCTGTAAAGGTCAGTGTTTCTCCAGTATTGAAAGTGTCATTGGAACCACTATCTGCAGCAATGGTGAAACTTGATGCTGCAGGAGCAGAGAATGAAAGGTTACCAGAACCATCGGTGACGAGAACATTACCATTAGAACCATCGGTTCCAGGCATTGTATAAGTTACAATGCCAGAAAGACTATCTGGTGATTTGAGTGTGATGAAATTGGTGCCGTTAGACGTACCTTCAACCAGGTTGACTCCACTGCCAGTGGAAGTCCCATTCACGGTCCAATATCTGCCTGAACCAACGAATTGATTATTGGCAGTTGTTGAGTCAATACCTACATAAAGATCATAACTATCGGTTGTAAAACCAGGTTCTCCCGCTCTTAAACCAGGGAGATCGGCAAGTACGCCCCTTTTAAACTGAATTACAGGAGCTGCCATTACTTTACGTTTCTATAGTAACTATAGAACTATTTAGTTTAAAACGAACCTGCGTCGTAGTTTCTGTTTTCAATATCGCCTACATCAATCTGTTCTTCGATTTGATCGATGAAAGTATCGGGGAAAGCATCACCATCATTGTCTGTTGTTGCTGAAGAAACCAAATCATCTGGTGAAACCAAATCAAATCTTCCAAGAGAATGATTATATCTCAAAAGATATTTTGTTGTTGCGCGAGCAAGTGATCCTTGTTGGTTATTTACAAACCCAAGACGAGTACTGTTTCGAAAAGTCATGAGAAGGGACCTCCATCAACGTCTCCTAAGTTTGTATCACCAAGGTCAATCTGTGCTTCAATCTGAGTGATGAACTCATCTGAGAGGTTTCCGTCTTCTGAAGACCTTCCAAGAATAGTGTCAGCATCGACCAGAACAAATTTACCAGTGTCGTTATCCCAAGAGACTACTTTTCCATCTGCTCCTGCATTTAGAGTTCCAAAATCCGCATCAGTGGCATCTTGGAGTTCTCTGACTGGTTTAGTCGATTGGACCTTTGCAGTACCTGTAACTTTTCTAGTGACTGAAGATGATGCGCTTGATCCCCTTCTAATAACTGACATGAGTTTAGGTCGAAATGCCTGCTGTTACCAGTGCTTGTCCTTCAACCATTCTCGAAACCACATCACTTGCTGATGTTAGATAAACATCGTAATAATATCTTCCAGGTTTCAGAGTTTGAGTGATTGACGATGCCATGGAGATGGTAACTTCTCCAGTTGATCCAGTGATTGAGACACTGAAACTTGTTGAGTCTGATGCACCAGGATACTTCCTGATTTTCGAAACTCCTGTATATCCTGCCAAATTCGTGGCAGAACCGTCCGATTCCGTTGAAGTGAAAAGTTCACTAAACGTTGTTCCCTGAGGGATGACAATATTAACGGTAGGTACGGCTGCCATCTTTATCCTTTTTAAGTATTTATGTCTTTAGCTGAATTCTTGAGAAGTTTCTGCAACTCAGCAGTGGAACCAACAAACAGAGCATTGTTGACTGTCGTTGGTCCTTTTGCTTCCTCTTCTTTTGTGACATCCTTCAGTTTCTTCTGGAGGTCAAGCAACTTATCAGTGGCATCAGCAACATTCTTAATCAGTTGTCCAGCAACCTCATAAGCACGAGGCATCTCACTTTCTTGAGCAAGTTCTAAGATGCCGTCGATTGCTTCTTGTCCTTTTTCAATAATCGAGTAAAGATTACCCCTGGTGTATTCGTAGTCTTTCTTGATATCTTGTGAATTACTTTTGATTTTCTCAATCTTACCTTCGAGATCATCTTTTTTTACCTCAGTAATTTCAGTTGGTGTCACGTCAAACGTTTCATCTAATTTATCAAATTTACCAGCCATAAGTCAACCTCAGAACACGGTTCCACTAAATCCAAAGTCATCTCCGAATTCGATTAGGGCATCATCAGCAGCAGTGATGTTATAAACAGGAGCCCCATTCACATGCCTTTGAGGAATTGTGTTGTCTTGACCTCTTCTAACTGTGAGGTTGTTGCCGCTGATCTTCTCAACGTACATTTCTTCCTCACCAATGTAGATGTAAGTTGCTTCTGTGATTCCAGAACTACTGACCACTGGAATGATGACATCTGCAAGATCGATATTTGATGTTGTGTTGGTAACAACAACTCCATCGTAATCCTTGGTTGCTCTTGGAGTAACCTGATAAGTGATGTCTCTTTCCGCGTTGTTCTTGTCTCCAGCCAAGTAACCAACAGTAACCTTCTTGACGATGGTGTCTGTAACGTCTGTGATGGGACCAAACAGATAAACCTTTGCTGTAAAGTTTAGTGTGTAATATAGTGCTCTTCTTGTATCGAAGTTTCCCTCATAATTATCTTCCATGGTGATGGAATCCAACTGAACAGGAATGTCTCTTCTTTCTTTCAATTCTCCCAAATAATTGATTGAAAGATTGTAATAGGGTTGGAAATAAGGAAGAATTT